GTTGCAGTTGCTTTTTGATTATTTCTACTTCGTGATCTGTGGGCTTGTCAGTGAATGCAATGTCAAATGGTGTCTTGTTGTCTTCGTTGATCTGTGTTGAAAATTCTGCAATGATGTCTAAACAGGCATTGACTTCACTATCACAGTCCATGTTTTCGTATTGATTGTAGCGTTCAATACGATTGGGGTGTCCTGAATAAACTTCGGGTAATCTGCTGGCATAGTTACGAAAGGCAAAGTCGTTGGGTGTGCCACCTGCGCCATATCCATCACCTGTTTGTCTAGGATACCCATCCAGACCAAATTGATTTTGTCCCGAAATAGGACTAAGCTGGCCGCCGGTGCTGGCCACTCGGAAATACTTTTTCCAACCGCGTTTGCGATTATTGTCGTTGTCTGCCATGGTAGTATATTTAGCGACTAGCCCCGGGAGTTCTGCAATAATTTAGCATTGATAGCGTTGTTTTGTCGTTGTAGAGCAACCAATTCGTCCAGTCGTTGTATCATGCGATTGTCAGCTGATCCGGCCTGTTGCTGACTGGCGGCTTGATTGCTTTGTGCTGTGGTTTCAGAACCAGCACTGGCTGGATTTCCGCCTGCTACCTGCGATCGGTAACCGCTTGTGGGTCCAGCAATAGTGCCAGCACGTCCGCCTTCGATGCGTTTCATTTCGTCCAGAACTTTTCCTTGTTGTTCGGGTGTCAACGAAGCATATGTTTTGGTAATGTCTACTCCGGTAGCCCTGGCTATCTGATTGGCATAGGCACGGGGATCATTTTCGTTGGAAGGTGCGTATCGTTTGATAGCATTTTCCAAAGATAGATTAGCATAGTTTTTGCTTTTTAACAGAGCATCCTGGGCTTTGCGACCCAATTCTTCTGAGGGAAATATAGCAAATCTACCATCAGATCCAACAGCCCCGTACTGCATGGCAAAAGGACCGTACTCGATATTGCCTGGATTGTTATTGCGCCAGTTTCGATCGCCGCCAATTCTGGTTTGATCTCCAATGGTGACTGACCTGGACCCGCCTGTGGATCCTACTGTGGCACTGCCTGTGGATGCACCTTCTGTTGGTCGGGCAGGCACTGTTCCGCCTAGTCCAAACTTTTTATTCATAAAGCTGGTGGCCTTGTCCAGCGTTTCGGCAAACAATTTCACCGCTGGTATAGCAGCTTCAGCCAGACTAAAACCAAGACTTTGTAGATTTTTACTGGAATTGGCCACGGCCAACTGAGCCTTGGTAAATTCTTCAGTGTTTTTTCCACTGGCAGTCATTTGCTTTTTTTGTACAGCAGCAATGGCCTGTTCTCGTGTCATGCCCTCTGACATGAGTTTGTTTTGTTCTGCTAGGATAGCAGCGGTATCAAATGCCTGTACTGCTATTCCGCCAAACTGGTCGCCAGCGTACATGATCTGTTTGCCAAATCGTACCGTTCCATCAGCCATGGCCTGCTGTGTGTCAGCAATGGCCACAGTGGCCTGACGACCTTCTTGGATGGCCATGGTATTTTGACGTATGGCATCGTTGGCAAACAAGTTGGCTTTGGCTGCTTCTTTGGTCAACGGAATGCCTGTAACCAAGGCTCTAGCTGCGTCACCAGCAGCTCCGCCCAAACCTTCTACATACTTTCTTAGTTCTTCGGCCTGTACACCTTGTCCTGAGGCCTGCATTTCTGCAAGTTTGGCACGGAATCTGGCATCTACTAGACTTTTTTGTGCTTCTTTTTGTTGCGCTTCTCTGGTTTGCCCGGTCAATCTAGCAATCTTGTCCACTTCCTCAATGTAGTTTTGAGTTTTTTTGGTCAGTTCTTCAGTGGTAGCGCCTTGTAATATGCCGTATCTGGCACTGGTGGCCAGATATTCTGTAGTAGCATCCCCCACTGCGTCTAGGCTCATGCCCAGTTTGAGGAATCTCTGTGCTGTATTTCCTGTAGTTAACGCACCCGACACCTTGCTGAGTTCTTCAGCTCCCAGGGCAGCAGTACCTTGAAAAGCTGCTAGCCCTAGTGTGTTGGCCCTGACTGCCTTGCTAAATGCCGGCAAACTGTAGTTGCCTAGTTGATTGAACTGACGAAGCAAGCCGTCAACTCCGTCGGCTGCTCCGGCACTGGCGTCGCCTAGTGTTTGATAATTCCGGGCCATTGTGTCCAGTTGATCTAACACAAACTTGGCCGCTTCTCCTACACCTTCAGCCAAGGCCTTGGCTGCTCCGCCAACTAGTGGTATGGCGCTGGCCAGTTTTCCAACCACGCTGGTCAATCCAGTAATGCTGGCACCCAGGGAATTGAATGAACCTTCGCCCTGGGCCACAGCCTTGGCCATGCCGCCTACTGCTGCTCCTGCACCTAATATAGACTTAGTATAGCCTTCTAGAGCTTTGCTGGCTGAAACACTATTGCCACCCAGTTTAGCCAGAGATTCTGCGCTGAGGGTGCCGTTTTTCCTCAGCTCTTCCATTGCTTCTGCTACACCTTGAATATCGTTTGGGTCCATATTTCCAGCCATAAGTAATTTACAATATTTATGGTGGTAAAATGACCAATCCTTTAACTCAGTATTTTAGACAACCCAGCATCTACATCAAATTGCCCAGTGGTGGACAAAACTACCAGCCTGGATCAATTGATCTGCCGCTCAATGGCGAATTGCCAGTTTATCCCATGACGGCTATAGACGAAATCACTTATCGCACCCCAGATGCGCTATTCAACGGACAGGCCACGGTCAATGTCATACAGAGCTGTTTGCCCAATATCAAAAACGCCTGGGCTATTCCCAGCATAGATCTAGACACCATACTCATAGCCATACGCATTGCCAGTTACGGACACGATATGGAGTTTGCTACCACCTGCCCAGGTTGCAACGAAACCACAGAACAGTCAGTGGATCTGAGAACCATGTTGGATGCTTTGCGGGCTCCAGACTACAACAGTCACATCACCCACAGTGATCTGGAAATTTATTTCCGACCTTTGAATTACCAAAATCTCAACGACAACAGCCGCCTGCAGTTTGAGCAACAAAAACTCCTGCAGGTCATACCCGACAGCACTGTAAGCGAAGCAGACAAGATGGTTGCTTTGACCAAGGCCTTTAAACAACTGACCGAAATCACTGTGCAGAGTCTGGCCTTGAGCATCACTGTGATCAAAACACCCACTGCACAGGTACGTGAACAGGCATTTATTGAAGAGTTTTTAAAGAACTGCGATCGTGATCTGTTTAATCAGATCCGAGATCATGTGATGCGTTTACGTGAGCTGAGTGAATTGCAACCACTCAAGCTGACCTGTACCGGTTGCAACCATCAATACGAACAGGCCTTGACCTTGGATATGACAAGTTTTTTCGCACCCGCCTCTTAGTCCTGGACTCTGACCAGATCAGCGCAATGGTTGATCAAATGGACAAAGAAACTACCGATATCAGGCAAGAGGCGTTGAAAGTGGCGTGGTACATGCGAGGCGGAGTCAGTTATGATCAAGCGCTGCAACTCAGTGTCAGTGAGCGCACCAGTATTAGTAATCTCCTAAAAGAAAATTTAGAAACAACCAAAAAAACAGGCTTGCCATTCTTTTAGATCATGTTAGATATCAAAACTGTTGCCTACAACATCGAACGATGGATAGAAACCTTTGTAGAAGTTCCGCACCCTGCATTAGGAGGATGGGCTCCGTGTCCTTATGCCAGGCGGGCCAGATTAGATCAGGATTATACTATCCGTGTAGGAGTTAATCCTTACTTTGATCTCTTAAATGTGGCTAGAGACGGCCTGGGCGGTAAAAGTGTAGTGATACTGGCATATGACCCTGATGAATTTTTCTACGCACAGTTTACCAGTGATGTACGTGCAGCCAATCAAGAAGTACTGTTAAGCCGTAATATGTTGGCCCTAGAAGATCACCCTGGTGATCCAGAAATAGTCAATGGTGTCGCAATGAATCAAGGCACCTACGCACTAGCCCTGGTGCAGAGTCTAAGTGACCTTGACCAAAAAGCACGGGCCATGGCCAACCGAGGATTTTACGATACCTGGCCCGAAGACTATCTCACAGCACTATTTGAACACAGACAGGATCCACGGGCATGACCTATCAGTACGCCAGGATTGATTTGCACAAAAACACCTATCAACCCACAGTAGATTGGTATTATATCACTGAGCCCAACATCGCAGTTCTGCAAGATATCTATAGAACCTATTGCATCTACAAACATTTTGCAAGTGTGATGCCCTTGTTTGATTCGCAATTTACTGATCCTATGACTGATGTTATTGGCTACCGTGAGCAGGGACAGTTGGTGGCATTTAGTTTAATGAAACGCTACGACGATAAAAATGTCTTGGCTAGCCAATTTGCATGGACTTACCATAACCCACGCACCAAACTGGGAGTAGAAAGTTTAAAAACAGAGTGTGCTGTGTATCGAGAACGAGGTTTTCGGTACTTGTATCTGGATCAAGCACACCTGTACAAACAAGGCCTTGAAGGCTTCGAAATTTTAGGAGGATTACAATAATGGCAGACTTATACACAATCTGGGCCAGCAAAGCTGGTGACATCAGCGACACAGAATTTGTTGACAACATGCGCGGTTTCTTGCAACATCTAGTGGACGAAAACAAGATGATATCTTTTAGAATCACTCGTTGTAAAATGGGCTTTCGCAGTGTGGCTGACATGCCCGAATGGTTTATCCTGATGGAATTTCGTGACATGGCACAAATTGATGAAGCGTTCCGTCGCGTTGCTCCATTAAGTGGCGAACTAGAAGACAAGCATCGGAGTTTTAATCAGTTTGTTGGTGGAGATATACAACACGCACTTTGGCGTGATTATCCTGATACATTCTGATTGATGTTTAGAGATTAGCTGCGCTAATCTATGTGTGTCGCTACGCTCACACATGATTGTCTTTCTCTTGCATTATCCAGATTATGCGGTCACAATTCACCGTATGCACGGTGAACTGACTTCTACATTATCCGAGTTGTAGCTGTCATTTATCA